TGTCTGACCGCAGTAAACTCTGGCTTGCCTCAAAGTATCAGGAGTTCAATAACAGAGTGACATCTGCGAAGGTGATTGCCATCCCAGCAAAGGACGACATGGGCGTTGAGGTGGGAGATGAGCTATACTTCCACCACCACGTTGTCACCACCCTCGACAAGTACTCTCAGGAGCTTGAGGAGAAGAAGTTTAACGTACGCCCAGACCAAGCCATTGCACACAAGAACAAGGATGGCGTGATAAAGAGCTTGGGTGAGTGGGTACTTGTAGAGCCTGTAGAGCAGAACGACAAGCTACAGTCTGAGGTAATTGAGATTATTCAGGAGAAGACAAACTCCATGGGCAGGGTGAAGTACATGAGCAAGGACTACCACGATGTGAAGGAGGGCGACCTCGTTGAGTTTTCAAAAAACTCCGACTACGAGATTGAGATAGACGGAGAGCCTATGTGGAGGATGCTCTACACAGATATGTTGTTCGTATGGCTGGAAGAGGACGACCAATAAAGTTCAAGGAGGTAGATGCAATAAAGAAGCTCCAGAAAGCTATTGAGTCTGCCATCGAGAACACCACCAGCGAGGTGGCGAGGGGCGTAGACCCCGAAACAACGGGAAGCGCACGGAAGGCAGAACTACAGTCTATTAAGCAGGCGGCACTCGATGCCAGAGAGCTGATTGTGGAACACCAGAAGCTCACAACGATGCTTGAGGAGTTGAAGGAGTCCAGCAAGTCTGGTAGCGAGATAGACTGGAGTGGTGGATTTGCAGAAGAATTTAGTGATGGCTAATCCCACCATTACCCCCATAAACAGCCTCTAATGATGGATACGCCCATCAAAATATGCCCAAACGGAACAGAGGGTGAAGTAGTGGAGATAGAGGGGCTAAAAGTACAGCTTCCCCAAAAGCCCTTAAAGAAGGATATCTGGTTCTCGGACAAGCCCAAGGCAGAGCAGCACTGGCGCACCCCTGTATTCCCAAAGGAGCTTACAAGGATAAGTGGTCAGGACGAGTTCAACGAGCTGCCAGCCAAACTCAGAGAGACATATTCAAGACTGATACGGGAAGATTTCCGTAGACGTAGAGATGGGGTTTGGTTCATGAACAATGGACATCCCACATACATCACGGGCAACCACTATTTCATGCTCACTCACTACAAGCTGGATGTAGGGCATGGAAATTTCTTGCAGTTCCAGAGGAAGCTGTTCTTGCATTGGGAGGCTTGCAACAGGGATGGGAGGAGTATAGGTCAGGTGTTTACTAAGTGTAGGCGTTCTGGATACTCGAATATGTCTGCATCTATTCTTCTCAATGACGGCTCTCAGGTGAAGGACAAGCATCTGGGTATCGTGAGCAAGACGGGTGAGGATGCCAAGAACGTAGTGTTTATTTCCAAGGTGGTGAATGGCTTTAGGAATATGCCTTGGTGGGCAAGACCTATATTCGATGGCACTACCAATCCGAGGGCAGAGCTGGCGTTCCGCACACCATCCAAGCGTGTGACAAAGAAGTCGAGGACGATACAACGAGACGAGGCTCTCAACACGATAATCGACCACAAGAACACCACGACAAACGCCTATGACGGAAGCAAGCTGTACAGACTGCTGATGGATGAGGCAGGGAAGTGGGAAACTTGCGACCTGCAAGACTTTTGGCGAATCAACCGCACTTGCCTTATTGTAGGTCGTAGGATTGTGGGGAAGGCACTTGTGGGCAGCACCGTCAACCCTATGAGCATGGGAGGTAGTGAGTTTAAGAAGCTGGTGGAGTATTCCGACCCAAACGAGCGCAATGAGAACGGTAGGACGAAGAGTGGGCTGTACAGCATATTCATTCCAGCATACGAGGCGTTGGAAGGATTTTTTGATAAACACGGCAACCCTATTATAGATGACCCCAAAGAACCCGTACAAACTATTGATGGAGACTATGTAAGCATTGGAGCAAAGACATTCCTAAAGAACGAGAGGGAAGCGTTAAAGGGAGATGCAAAGGAGCTGAATGAATTCATTAGACAGTTTCCTTTTACAATGGATGAGGCGTTCAGAGATTCGCTTGATACATCTACGTTTAATGTAGCGAGGATATATGACCAAATAGACTACAATAGCACCCTATACCCATTCCCTGTTCGTACAGGCAACTTTGTGTGGAAGAATGGCGAGAAAGACACTGAGGTGGTCTTTATGGATGACCCTAACGGAAAGTTTAACGTAAGCTGGTTTCCCCCAGCAGATGTAAGGAATCAAAAGAAAAAGGACAGGAACAATCTGATTAGTCCCAATGACTTTGTGTTTGGTGGTGTGGACTCCTATGATATAGATGAAACCACTGACGGAAGGGGTTCTAATGGTGCGTTTCACATATACACTGGATTCACAATGAACAAGGATATTCCATCGAACCAGTTTGTGCTAGAGTATGCCACTAGACCTCCCCTCGCAAGAATCTTCTATGAAGATGTGTTAATGGCTACATTCTTCTATGGTGCGAAGGTGTTGATAGAGAACAACAAGTATGGAATAGCAAGGTACTTTGAGAGCAGAGGATATATGGGGTATCTGATGGATAGACCTAAGAGTTTGTCTACAGGGAATAGCAATATAAGGGTGAAGACCAAGGGCATCCCGTCCAACTCGTCAGAAATCATTCAGAGTCACGCCCAAGCTATAGAGAGCTACATCCACCACTATGTAGGGTATGACGATGAGGGTAATGCAGGGAAGATGTTCTTTGACAGGACACTGAACGATTGGATAAACTATCGCATAACGAAGAGGACGAAGTATGACCTCACGATTAGTTCGGGTTTAGCGTTGCTTGCAAGCCAGAATTATGTGAAGCCCAAGCCACCCTCTAATACCTCTGATAAGCAGTTCTTTAGGCGATTCAAATTCAACTCCTAAAGCACTATCTTTGTGCAATATTATTTTTCCGTAAATGTACAGTAAGCAGGAGGGAGACAAGTTTGGACTAAAATCATTCCCAGACCCGTTGGCAGACCATGCTACCAAGTGTAGCAAGTCTTACGGACTGACGTATGCTAAAGCTATTGAGAGTCAGTGGGGGAGTATAGATGACGAGGCTTCTCTGTACAGACGGAGGCTAAAAGAATTTGAAAGGAACAGAGACTATGCAAACGGTACACAGGACACCTCGGTATACAAGCAGATACTTACGAGTCTTGACCCTAACGCTGGTGATGGCAGCCTGCTCAATATTGATTGGCGACCTGTACCTATTGTTCCTAAATTCGTAAACATTGTAGTCAACAAAATCCTGTCAAGAAAGCCTTATCCAAATCTTGAGGCTATTGACCCTCTTTCTAGGGCTGACAAGGATGATAAGAAGGTTTATATTCAGGCTCTTGTAGAGGAGAAGGAAACTGTCGAATCAGCAAGGGAGATTGGTATCGATACGGGTGTAGACCCAAGCAAGATTCCAGACACACCAGAGGAGCTTGAAATATTCATGGGTACTAGCATCAAGACTGATGCCGAAGTAGCAGCCCAGCTTGCCACTGAAATGACATTGGAGTGGAATGACTTCAATGACTCAATCTACAGGAGATGTGTGGAGGACTTGGTGAATGTCGGGCTTGCTGTCACAAAGCGTGATAACGACCCTAATTATGGCATCACAGAGAAGTATGTAGACCCCATCAGCTTCATACACAGCTTTACGGAAGACCCTAATATGAACGACATCGTTTATTGTGGGTATGTGAGGAAGATGACGATACAGGAGCTGAAGAGGATAGCTGGTGACCAGTTCACGGAGGATGAGTACAAGAAGATTGCAATGACTGTCCGCAACAGATATGGCAACAGCTCCTCTAAGCTCGATTCACGATACTACGACAAGAACATCCAAAGGTATTCGTACGGCTATGACGAGTACACGATAGAGGTGCTGGACTTCGAGTACAAGAGTACAGATGAGGTGTTCTTTGAGGACAAGGAAACACGCTTCGGAAATCGTGGGTTTTACTATAAAGGATTCTCATATAAAGAGCCTAAAAACTCTGTGTATGAGCGTAAGCCTAGTGCGATGAACATTGAAACCCTATGGGGTGGAAGATACATCATCGGCACAGACAAGATGTTTGACTACGGAATGAAGAACAATGTACCACGGAATGTACACGACATCTCCAAGTGCCGCTTCTCATTCTCATTTGCTTCTGTAAACATCCGCAGAATGATTCCCAAGTCCATGACAGGGCAGGTGATTGGTTTTGCTGATATGCTTCAGATTACGCATTTGAAGTTACAGCAGAGTATTGCTAAGGCAAAGCCTGACGGACTTATTATTGATATTGAGGGACTGGAGAACGTGCAGCTTGGAAAGGGCGGTGAGCTTCAGCCTCTGGAGATACAGGACATCTACGAGCAGACAGGTGTCTTCTACTACCGTAGCAAGAACCCAGATGGTGGATTCCAGAATCCTCCCATCCGTGAGATTGGTAACTCCATCAGGAACATCAACGAGCTTATTGGATTGTACAACCATTACCTAAGAATGATTCGTGATAGCACGGGAATCAATGAGGTGATGGACGGAAGTACGCCTAAGGGAGACCAGCTTGTTGGTGTTCGTCAGCAGGCTATGCAGGCTGGCAACAATGCTATTTATGGTATTGAGAACGCATCGATGGTTTTGTATAAGAAGGTGTGTCAAGACATCGTTAGGTCTTTGCAGATATTGCCTGCAAAATCCATCATCTACCAAGCATATGAGAAAGCCATAGGTAAGACCAACATGAAGGTGATTAGCTCCTTCAAGAATCTGCCGATGTACAACTTTGGCGTTGTGGTTACCAAGGAAATGGATGATATGGATAGAGCTTATCTGGAGCAAAACATTCAGGTGAGCTTGGCTCAGAAAGAGCTTGACTTGGAAGATGCTATTGCTATTAGAAATCTAAAGGATGTCAACCAAGCTGAAAGACTTCTGGTTGTTAGGCGAAAAAAGAGAATCAAAACTTTGCAAGAATCTGCTGCTGCAAACTCTCAGGCACAGGCGCAAGCTAATGTTCAGAGTATGCAGGCAAAGGCTCAGGCAGACGCTCAGATGGAGCAACTCAAGGCGCAGAACGAAGCCCAACTGGAGCAACTCAAGGCGCAGCTGGAAGCCCAGCGTATGCAGATGAGACATGAGATGGAGAAGGAATTGAAGGGCATGGAGCTTCAGATGGCTCAGATGAAGATGCAGCAAGACCAGCAGTTTAGGGAGGGCTTAGAGATGAAGAAGGATGACAGGAAGGACAAGCGTGTTGCAAAGCAGGCTGTAGAGCAGAGCAAGCTGATTTCACAAAGACAAGGCAAAAGAGAAGAACTTTCAGAACGTGAGGAGGACATCCTCGATATACTAACCCAAGAATAAA